ATCATTCACGGCTAAATAAATATATCTTGGACCTAACAAATCGGTTAATCCTTCCGATACATAAGTGAAATTATTTTCATAATATCCTTCACGAAAACCCATTAACCAACCCAACTTTAAAGGCAAAGGTGTTTGTTTATCATCATTTCCGTAACGATCTGTTTGAAAATTTAAGGAGAATTCAACAGCTCCGCTAGTAGAACCAACTATCATTTTTCCTGACCCCCCACTTCCCGTCCCTCCGGGAGTATTAACATCTACCAAAAATTGAATTAAGGTATATCCAACGGAAGTTGATAAAAAATTGTTTATGTAATCTTGTAATGCTAAATAAGTATAATTGCCATCAGGAATTGTTACAATAAGAGGATCTATGCCAGAAGATGCTGGCAAAGAAATTACGAAAAAATTATTACCAAATACTTTTGAAATAGCATAAAATGTACTTGGTATTTCTAGAGCAGATAATTGTAATGATACTACTTGGGTTAATCTAATTGGTAAATCAAGATGAAAATTAGATGATTGACTAATATAATAGTTTTCTCTAAATCTGGTATCAATATTAATATTCTGTCTTAAAATTCTCTTATTTAAAGGATTTAATGTTCCTTGATAAAATTCACTTGGACTTGATTGACCATATGGTGTAGGTGGTTGTTTTATAATATATGTACTTCCTGAGTCAATTGTATCAGATTTTGTTAAACCTTTATTTAAATTATAAATATTATTATACGACTTTGCCAAACTTTCCATTTTAGTTCCAAAATTAGCATTACTATCTGTATTCTTTTTGTTAATATTTAATACAAGCATATTTTTTACATTTGTGATAAATCCTAATGTTTTAGCTTTTATTTGTGAAGGAATGCTTATATCACCCATGATATTGTGCCTTAACTTGGTTTCTTTCATTTGAATTATATTTTCATCATAATTTGTTGGCAATTCTAAAATTTCTTCTAGTTCTTCTTTGCTATAATTTCCTATATTTAAATCAAAGTTCATTATACTATATATAGATGAATTATTTTAGATATTAAATTCAAATATATTATATTTTATATTTTATATTTTTATAGATAAATGAATGGCGCAATATCATTACAACAATTAAAAATTAAGGGCCCTCAAGGGCCTCCTGGTATTCCTGGTATTCCTGGTATTCCTGGCATTCAAGGAGCCACAGGACCACATGGTCCACCTGGACCTCCAGGTACATCTAGTATAATTTATACTACTGGTGGAGATACACCTGTGGTAATTGTAGGATCAACTGGGTCACAAGGTGCAACTGGTTTAAAAGGCGAAACTGGACCTCAAGGTGAAACTGGACCTCAAGGTGCAACTGGTTCACAAGGAGCAACTGGTTTAAAAGGTGATACTGGTTTAAAAGGCGAAACTGGACCTCAAGGTGCAACTGGTTTAAAAGGCGAAACTGGTTTAAAAGGTGAAACTGGACCTCAAGGTGCAACTGGTTTAAAAGGCGAAACTGGTTTAAAAGGTGATACTGGTTCACAAGGAGCAACTGGTTTAAAAGGTGATACTGGTTTAAAAGGCGAAACTGGACCTCAAGGAGCAACTGGATCTCAAGGTGATACTGGGTCTCAAGGAGCAACTGGAGTATTTGATCAAAACACATTAACAATTTTTTCAAAGTTTAGTATTTCATTGACAGACTATGGCAATAAATGGACCCAGACATCAGCTCCTTTAGAAGCTTGGTTTTCAGTATCTGTATCCGCATCAGGACAATATCAAACAGCTGTGGTTATTGATGGTTTTATATGGACATCAATTGATTTTGGTAATACATGGACACAAAAAGCTACTTCAGCAAATTGGAGAACAGTATCAGTATCTGCATCAGGACAATATCAAACTGCTGTAGTTTATAATGGTTTTATATGGATATCGATTGATTTTGGTAATACATGGACCCAGACATCAGCTCCTTCAGAATTATGGCAATCAGTATCAGTATCCGCATCAGGAGAATATCAAACTGCGGTAGTAAATGGAGGTTTTATATGGATATCGACTAATTTTGGTAGCACATGGATACAAAAATCTACTACACAAAATTGGTTTTCAGTATCCATATCCGCATCAGGACAATATCAAACAGCTGTGGTTATTCGTGGTTTTATATGGATATCGACTGATTTTGGTAATATATGGACACAAAAAGCTACTTCAGAACTCTGGTTATCAGTATCAATATCCGCATCAGGACAATATCAAACAGCTGTAGTAAGTGGAGGTTTAATATATATATCGACTAATTTTGGTAGTACATGGGTATCAAAAGCTACTACACATGACTGGGAATCAGTATCAGTATCCGCATCAGGACAATATCAAACCGCTGTAGGTAATATTGGTTTTATGTGGATATCGACTAATTTTGGTAATACATGGACCCAGACATCAGCTCCTTCAGAACGCTGGACATCAGTATCAATATCCGCATCAGGAGAATATCAAACTGCGGTGAATGAGGATGGTAGCATATATATATCGAGTACTTCCAGCATTGGTCCTACAGGAACACAAGGAGCTACTGGTTTAAAAGGTGAAACTGGATCTCAAGGGGCAACTGGAATAAAAGGTGATACTGGGTCTCAAGGTGCTACTGGTTTAAAAGGTGAAACTGGGTCTCAAGGTGAAACTGGGTCTCAAGGTAACACTGGACCTCAAGGTAACACTGGGTCTCAAGGTGCTACTGGTTTAAAAGGTGAAACTGGGTCTCAAGGTGCTACTGGTTTAAAAGGTGATACTGGACCTCAAGGTAACACTGGACCTCAAGGTGCTACTGGGATAAAAGGTGATACTGGTTTAAAAGGTGAAACTGGACCTCAAGGCAATACTGGGTCTCAAGGTGCTACTGGGATAAAAGGTGATACTGGTTTAAAAGGTGATACTGGACCTCAAGGTGCTACTGGACCTCAAGGTGCTACTGGTTTAAAAGGTGAAACTGGACCTCAAGGTGCTACTGGTTTAAAAGGTGATACTGGGTCTCAAGGTGCTACTGGTTTAAAAGGTGATACTGGGTCTCAAGGTGCAACTGGGTCTCAAGGTGCAACTGGGTCTCAAGGTGCAACTGGTTCACAAGGTAATACTGGGATAAAAGGTGATACTGGGATAAAAGGTGCAACTGGTTCACAAGGAGCAACTGGGTCACAAGGAGCAACTGGGTCACAAGGCAATACTGGGATAAAAGGTGAAACTGGATCTCAAGGCAATACTGGACCTCAAGGCAATACTGGGATAAAAGGTGAAACTGGATCTCAAGGGGCAACTGGACCATCGGGATTATCTAATCCAAATTCTAGCGGAATTCTAATTACAAATGAACAATCTGGTACAACTACAACATATTTAACTTATGTTAAAGGAACAGGGGAAAGTCAAAGTTTATATACTGATACAACTGGATTACAATATGATAATACAAATAATATTTTATATGCTAATGGATTAAATTCAAGTGGAATTCTTAAAATAAATACAAATAATTTAGAGGCAATATCAATTGAAACAACTCAAATTGCTACATTTTCTAAACCACCTGTTATGAGTGGCGCTTCTATTAAGCAAGGAACAATTCCAAATACTGCGATTTCTGGTCAAGCCGTTACTTTAGATTTAATTCAAACAATTACAGGAGCAAAAACATTTACATTAAGTCCTGTAGTAACTGAAATAATACCAACATACCAATCATTAACTAATAATTCAAATAAAGTGCCTAACATACCTTGGGTTCTAAATCAAAATTATGTTCAAAATAATAATGTTTACTTTAACTCTTTATTTAATTATAAATTTGTAAGCATTGATCCTACTTCAGCTAGTTTTGTTAATTCTTCAATAGCAAATAATACTATTTATTTTCAAACTGTTTATTTACGCAAGGGTACAACAATTACTAATATTGGCTTTTATTCTACTGCTTTAAATCAGGGTGTTCTATCATCTAGTACAGTAAGTAGTAAAGTTGGTATATATAATACAAAATCTGGCGCATTATTATCTACTTATTATATTCCTTCTGTTAACGTCAATGTCGCTCCTACTAGCTCTTTTTATATAAGTAGAAATCCAAGTTACACTATTGAAGCAGATGAATATTATACAATTGCTTTTTTAAAAAAAGGGACTAATTCATTAACTGTTGCCGGAATTATTGATTCGTATGCTAATATAGTTCCAATAACATCTGCGGATGTTGTGATAAATTCTGGATTATATTTTACAATTACAGCAACATCTTTGAATGATTTACCAAATACATTTCCATCAGGATCAAATACAGTAAAAACACTATCAGCATCAAAAATATTTTTTTGGCTTTCTTAATATATAAAAATGTAATATTCAAATTTATAAAAAATAAAATTGAATATTTATTATAAACTACATGATAATATAAATATAAATATAAATATAAATATAAATGATGAATTATTCTGAAGAACAAATTAATGCCTTTACTGCTTATACTCAAGGCACTAATATATTTATCACTGGTCCAGGCGGAACAGGTAAAACGGCACTCATAAAATACATTCAAAAAGATGCGGCAAGAAAAGGGTTTCAAATTCAGGTCTGTGCGCTCACAGGATGTGCTGCTGTTTTATTGGAATGTAAAGCCAAAACTCTCCATTCTTGGGCGGGTATCGGACTAGGCACAGCTTCATTAGACCAACTTACAACTAAAATAATGAAAAATCGTTATGCCAAAGATAATTGGAAAAATACAGATATCTTAGTAGTAGATGAAGTCTCCATGATGTCTCAAAAGTTGTTTGAATTGTTAGATGCCATTGGCAAAACAATAAGAAAAAATAGTAAACCATTTGGCGGGATACAATTAATATTTTCTGGAGACTTTTATCAGTTACCACCGGTTGGAGACAAAGATGATCCAGAAACCGTAAAGTTCTGTTTTGAAAGTATGTTATGGTCGCAAACATTTTCTCTCAAAAAACATGTACAGCTAACAAAGATTTTTAGACAAGCGGATCCAGTTTATCAGAAAATTTTGAACCAAATTCGTGAAGGTAGGCTGAAGCGATCTTCTAACGAAATGCTCTTACATAATGTAGGGCGACAATTTTTACAAGGTAACGAAGTACGACCTACTAAATTGTTCCCTACACGAAATAAAGTGGAACAAGTGAATACAAAAGAGATGAATGGATTGAAAACAGATGAGCTTGAATATAAGCTAAAATATCACTCTGATTTAGAGATGACCGCAACAGAAATGGTAAAACGAAGACAATTTACAAGAGAACAAATTCAGACAGAATTGCTATATTTGAAAGCCAATTTGAGATGCGATGAAGTTGTTAAATTAAAAGTAGGTGCTCAGGTTATGTGTATTGTTAATATAGAGCTAGACAATGGGCAAACACTTTGTAATGGTAGTCAAGGTGTAATAACCAGATTATCGGAGCAAGGCTTACCAGTAGTCAAATTTGGTTCTTTTGAGACCGTAATGGGTTATCATGTGTGGCCCAGCGAGAATATTCCTGGAATAGGTGTGTCACAACTACCACTTATTTTAGCGTGGGCGCTAACAATACATAAGTCACAGGGCGCAACATTAGATATAGCTGAAATAGATGCTGGATCAGGTATATTTGAATGTGGACAGACATACGTTGCGTTATCGCGGGTGAAAAGTTTAGAAGGATTATATTTGACTTCCTTTGACGCATCAAAGATAAAAGTTAGTAGAAAAGTTCAAGAATTTTATAATAGCATTTCAATAAATGATGATAAAAAAGAAGAAGTAATTGTAACAAAAGCGATAGCTGTCGCAGAACCAATTGCTATTCCTATAGTAGTCGCGATCGCAATTCCTATTAATGAAGAAAATGCTTAAAATAAATATAAAATATATTACACCCTTGAAGATTTAAAATGGGACAAAACAATTTAAAAATAAATTGTGTTATTATAATATATAATGGATAACAAAATAACGTTACTGAACGCCTCTAAGTCAGAATCTATGCTGGAAAGCGACGATATCCACCGCTATGATACACTTAATCAATACATATTAGAACAAGCAATATTACTACAAATGACCAGTGAAGTAAGAGCATTAAATATGGGTATTATCCCTAAAATGGATGTTGTTAAAAAAATTCATTTGATTGAACCGATTGAACCAAAATGGAATGAGGTTCGTCAAAATCAAAGTTGTAGTCGCATATTTAGAAAGTAAAATTTGTCCCATTTTAAATCTTCAAGGGTGTAAATTACATTAAATAAATCAATAAAATTTTTAGTTATTCAATTTTTTAATATAAAAATAAAAAAATTGAAATACTTTTTTACATCATAATCAATAGTATATTTTACATTATAAACCGCTTTTAAAACGACAATGAATACCAATACTCAATCAAAAATTAATAAAATAGATATTATTGATATGTTTAAAATACTTGCTTTATTTGATGATTTAGGTCCTCCAGAACTTGAAGAAACTGACCGAACAAACTTACCAGCTGAAGAAATCGTTGCGGATCTAAGCGCAGCTTCTTTATTTGAAGAACAAGATGATGCGCTGTTTGCGTTAAAACACACTCAAGAATCACTTGCGCTATATAGTAAGGAAGAAGAAGCAGCAGAAAATACCAAAATACCCAGAAAACGTCTTAAAACATTTCATGAGCATCCGATTCCCGAGCCAATGGAAATTTGTACAAGCGAAAGCGAAGGCTCTGAAAAATGGATGTATTCCTGCTGCGCCAACTGTGTTCTCAGCGATGGTCAAATGCCTTCACAATATTGCCGCAGAGCTTATCCTGATCGTATTATTGATAGCGATAGCAGCGATGAAGAGCGAGAAATAGACGAATATGATCCGCATCGTTTCTTTAGGTCAGATACTGTAGATGACGAAAATGAAATGGAAATCTGGATTTTAGAGCAGGAAGCGAAGCGCCGGTATCCAAGAAGAACCCGGCCTGAGGGACTAGAAGAAATAGCTGTGCGATTATTTGAAGACGAACCTGAAGAAGAATTATTTGAAGACGAGCCTGAGCCTCAAGAATTCATAATGCCAATAGTTGAAGAGGAAGACGAAGAATTGATACCGCCTATGCCTGTGCTACGAAGACAAAATACTCAGTTTACCGTAAACGGGGTAACAGTTTACAATGGCAACCCAAACGGCAGTCGCTTCTTTGATGATTATGAGGAATGCTGGGACGTATTAAGATCAGATTAAATAATAAATATTAAGTAGTATAGAATAAATTTTAAATATAAATAATTAAAAATAAATAATAAATATAAATAAAATAAAAAGGGTTACCATTAAGGATTGTAAAATCTTGCTATAGCTCGTAAGAGCAAGCGAGAAAATCCCTTTTTTATTTTTATTTTTCATCTAATAACATTATAGCCATTGCGGCATAATTATGTAAATCAATCAATGTATCTCTTAATCCTTCTGTTTCAACTAAATTAATTCCAGTTTTAGTTATAGAAACAAATCGCTCTAATTTATCACCCATTCTCATGACTACTCCAGTTGTTCCATATTTCGCAAAGGCATCTCCATAATCCGCATTTTTTTTCTTAAATAATTCTAATGCTTCTGAATGAACATTTTGTAGTTGTTCTTCTCTACTAAGAACTTTCTGAATATTTTTTTTATTTTCAGTTTCAAGCCAAAGAGAATATCCTCTATCCATAATATTTGATATAATTATATTATTATCTTTATATCAAAATTTATACTTAGTTTAAAGTCGTCTTCGGCGACCTAAATAAGCAGCCGCAGATGTTCCTACCATACCATAGGCAGAATGTGGTTGATAAATGAAAGTACCTTTACTTGCGGTATAACATAATGTATTAGAACAATTATTATATTGTTTGTTATACGGTAACAAAGTTGTATCAAACATAGTACGATAATAACTAGATCTATTTAGCAAGCCTTGAGGATAAGCTGTTACATTTGAAGTTGTGGATGTTAGATTAAAAATACTGGTTAATGACATTATAATATTAATAAATATAATATTATAATATTTATTGTTAATCACTTTAATAGTTATCGGCTTTATGCCACCTTTTTACCGCATGCGCTGCATCCTGGTTTTGTTTTATGAACGCGATCAATCATAGGGGCATTTAATCCAACTACTCTATTTGGTTGTAGTTGTGGTTTAACTGCTATAGAAGAAGCATAAGCAGCCATATTTTGTCTAAATTGAACATTAGGATTGGCTAAATTCATTGTAATCCGTTGAGGCATATAATTATTACAAATATTTTAATTTTGATTTTTAAAAGCTAAACAACTATAAATATTTATATAAATTATCTCTAAAGTATTTCTCCATTAGATAAAGCAGTTAAAATATAACATCTAGCATCATTAAATGCGGAATAATCTATTTCTTTATTTAAATTAATATCTTCAATTGAACAGTGATTACAATCATAATAAATTAATAATTCACATTTAAATAATACGGTTTCAGTTTCATCATCAAATTTGACAGTATATAGGCCATCTGTTATGGATATAATAGTTGCCTTTTCATATTTTGTATCCGTGTAATATTTTTTTGCGAAAACAAAATCTCCTACATGATAAGTATATACAACATCTAAAATTTTATTTTGTGTATCTGAGTTCTCATATAGTTGTATATCACTATTTAATTCTGTTTCAGGACAATTACAACCACTTACAATAGATGTTTTGATTGTTTTACCGCCATATATAGGAAAAGCTCTATTAAATGGAATATACGGTTCGCCAAAAGTTGGTGGAATTGGTCCACGTCTAACAGGCGCTTTACCTTTTATTCTATTCAAATATCGCTCATATGAATTATGTTTAATATCTACCCCACTACCTCCTGGAGATAATGCGCCTGGTCTTAGACGTGTAATTGTTCTACGAGTGCTACTTGCGCCATATGTAGAACCGGAACCCGATACAGCAACCTGAACATGCGGATCTTTTCGGTCACTCATTTGATTCCAATTCACACCAGGACTAACAATATATGTAGCACCGGAATTATCTGCCACACTATATGTTTTATTCGGTTTTTGATATACACTTAAAGCACCTAAATTCATTGTATAAAGAGACGATTTTACTCTCACAGTATTTTGTATGATTTTTTGTCTCTGATATTGAGTGGCTGGATTATTGGATGCCATATTATTATTACAACCTTGGTAACAAGAACCCCTGGCACATGAATTTATAGGACTCTCGGGATTTATATAAAGATATTCTGACATTTATATAATCTATTATTATATAATAAAATTGAATTTTTTATTTTGTATAATATGATATTATCTATACTAATATGATATCATTATCTTCTATAAAGTCTAAATGTTTATATTCGTGCTCTTTATGTAGAAAAGAGTATACTAGAAAAGGTTCACTTGAAAGACACACAGTTTTATGTGAAATAAAATCTAAATCTAAATTGGAGCTACAAGTAGCTGTAGAAGAAGCCAGTGACAAACCGACTTATGATCAGCTGGTTCAAATTGTTCAAGAATTATCAATAAAATATGTCAAAATGGAAGATAAACTCAATGAAATGCAGCAATATATTGATCGGAAAAAGAAAAAAATGGATGTTGTTGCTTGGTTAAATATAAATGTAAACCCAACGGTTGGCTTTCTTGAGTGGGTTGCCATGAATGTAACTGTAGTACCTCAACATTTTCTACAATTATTGAAGCCAGAGATAACCATATTTGAGTGCTTACAAGAAGTATTTGAATACAATCTGTTTAAAGACCATTTTGTTTGTCCTCTAAAATGCTTTGCGCAAAAAAATGGAATATTTTATATTTATGAGCCTAGTACAGATGTAAACGCAAATTTATGGACAGAGATGGAGCTAAAAGATTTCGTTTTGCTTCTGAAACGAATACAAAAGCAATTAATTGGCGAACTTAGCGAATGGCGAAAAAGCAACCAGAAATTATTTTACGATAATGACAGAGTCGCAGATCAATTTAATAAAGCAGTTATTAAATTGATGAATATTAGTTTTGGACAAGACGCAAACATGAGTAGGATTAAAAATGGATTATTTCATTATTTGAAAACAGATTTAGATTGCTTGGTTTAAAAAGTATCTTTACATAATTTTATATATAACACTCAACCTTTTCTCCCTTTGCGTTATAAACCCATATTTCATATTTATATCCTAATTCTTTTGCTGCTTGTTGTTTTAAAAATACATTATCTTTTTTCTTTTCAATAGTCCAAGTAGACTTTACTTCAATACACAAATTTTCAGACGGAATAAATATATCAACATAATGTCTGTGTTTTTTATTATTTATATCATTATACCAAATAGCAGGAAGATCTATTTTGTTATTTAATATATTTGTTTCATTTATTGTTTTTAATAATTCATCTAAAGCAAAATGTTCGTAACCCTGTATGTATATTATTTTACCAGATGGTAAAGTGTATAATTTTAGTTTATATGAATTATTTGAAACTTTTTGAGCAAATTCAGGATTTTGTTGAGGATATTCATATCCATATTTATCTAAACAAGTTTGTTTTATTTTTTCTTTAATTTTTACAGAATGAGATATATGTTCTACGCCATATTTTTCTAAACATGTTATTTTACTTTTATGTTTTATTAATTCATTATTTAATGGACAACTAACACCATATTTTTGTATATTAGTTTCTACTGTTTTTTCTTTAATTTTATTATTTTGTTGAGGATTTTCAACTCCATATTTATCTAAACAAGTTTGTTTTATTTTGTCTTTTATTTCATTATTTTGAAATGGATTATCAACACCATATTTATCTAAACAAGTTTGTTTTATTTTTTTTCTTATTTCATTACTTTGAGACGATATTTCAACGCCATGATTTTTAAAACATGTTTCTTTTTTTTGTAATTTAATATTATTATTTTGTGATACATTTTCAACACCATATTTTTGCATGATTGTATTTTTACCTTTTTCTCTAATATCTTTTACTTGAAATGTATGCTGAACACCATATTTTTTAAAACATGTATTTTGAATATTTATTTTTGTAATATTATTTGTACATTTTTTACAATATTTTTTACTTTTTTTAAGCTTTCTGAATAC